GATGGTACAAAATTAGACGGAATTGAAGCGTCAGCCACCGCAGACCAGACGGCAGCAGAAATTAGAACATTAGTTGAAAGTGCTAGTGATAGCAATGTATTTACTGACGCAGATCATACAAAATTAAATGGTATTTCTGCTAGTGCGAATGTAGGTATTACTGATGTTGTAGGTGATACTTCACCGCAGCTTGGCGGCTCGCTTGATGTAAATGGTCAGGATATTGTTTCTACTTCTAATGGTGATATTGATTTAGATCCTAATGGTTCTGGTAAAATTGTTTCTAAAGGTAATGCAACTAGAGGTTCTGGACAGGTAAAGCTTAATTGTGAACAAAATACGCATGGAGTGATTTTCAAAGGGCCACCTCACAGTGCTGCTGCTGACTATACTCTTACACTTCCAAATGATATACAAAACGGTAAATATCTAACAACAGATGCAAGTGGTAATACATCATGGGGAACACCTACAGATACAAACACAACTTATAGTGTTGGTGATGGTGGGTTAACGACAAATGATTTCACTAATGCAGACCACACAAAACTTGATGGGATTGCTGCTTCTGCTAATAATTATGTTCACCCTAACCATTCTGGAGAAGTTACCTCTACTGCTGATGGAGCTACAGTAATTGCAGACAATGTAGTTGACGAAGCAAATTTAAAAGTAAGTAATTCACCTACTAATGGATATTTTTTATCTGCACAATCAGGTGATACTGGTGGATTAACATGGGCTGCTGCATCTGGTGGTGGTGGTTTTTCACAAGATTCAGATGGTAATTTAGTTACTGGTACTAATGCTGGTGAAGATTTAGCATCTGGCGGTACTTATAATATATTGATGGGAGAGGATGCTGGTAAGCAATTAACAACTCAAGATTATAATGTATATATTGGTAAGCAAGCTGGTGAAAATGCTGTTCATGTTTATGGTTCTAATATTGGTATAGGTTATCAAGCTTTACAATATGGTAATGCAACTGATGCTACATATAATGTTGCTATTGGTTATCAGGCTGGGTATTATAAACCAAAAGTTTCAAATTGTACTTTTATTGGATATGGTGCTGGAAGTGCATATATGAGCAGTTCAGAAACTGCATTTGAACAATTATTTATAGGTGTAACAACCGGTAGTAATTGTAAATTCGGTAGATCAGTTGCAATAGGTAATAATGCTTGTCAGAGTGGAAACTACAATTTTGATGCTCAAGTTACTGCACTTGGATGGCAAGCTAACAATAGTGGTACTAGTGGGACAAAAAATACTTCTATAGGTAGTAAAGCAGGTTATACTATAACTTCTGGTGAAAAAAACACTGTTTTAGGTCGTTTAGCTGGCGGTACAACATTATCCACAGGTGACAATAATATAGTTATTGGACATGAAGCTGATACAAGCACTTCAAGTGTTGATAATGAAATTACTATAGGTGATTCAAATATTGCTTCTTTTCGTTGTAATGTTCAAACAATTAGCTCTTTATCTGATGCAAGAGATAAAACAGATATAAATCAACTTGAATTAGGTTTAGATTTTATTGATAATTTAAAACCTGTTAAATTTAAGTGGCAGACTCGTGATGGCAATTCGAAAGATGGTCTTTATGAGGCAGGGTTTATTGCTCAAGATTTTCAAGAAGTACAAAAAAATAACGATGCTGATTATCTTGGGTTGGTAATGGATGAAAACCCAGAGCGTTTAGAAGCATCTTATGGTAAGTTAGTACCAATTCTTGTAAAGGCAATACAAGAATTAAAACAAGAAATTGAGGAGCTAAAAAAATAATGTTAGAAACTTATACAGAAGAAAATATTGCATTTATTTTTTCTCAATCTACTTTAAATGTTAATCTAATTAATACTCTTTGCGCACTCGAATCCATCACAGATATTCAAAAAGATAAAATTAAAAGAAATGTAGAACACTTAGAAGCTGTTAAAGAATTTAAAAAACTTGATAATACAACTTCTATTTGGACAACTGAGGACTTCACAGCGATTGATGCTGCAATTACTCTCGGAAAAACAAAATATTGATAGAAGAATTTATTACATATAACGGCTTTATCTACAAAAAAGTAGCTGATGTCAATTCAATGATAAAAATGTGTCCTAATTGTGGGACGCAATATTTTACAAAAGAACAAAGACAAATATTTTGTAGTGCTAAATGTAAAACGCAATTTTATAGAGCAAAACAAATAAAACCAGAAGGAGTAATTAATATTATATGTTAGATTTTTCAGTAAATTGTCTAGTCATAATGCCTAATGTGACGTAAAGAGGACTTAGACCTATAATAAGAACAAGCACCATCAAACTTATTGGTGCTAATGCTTTAATTAATGCAAGTTTTATCATGTTTCAAAAAATCTGTAATTATCTTTCCATTTTATCTACAGTTCTAGTCTTGGGAATACTTGGCGGTGGTTTTTTTACATTTAAGTATGTAACGTCAGAACAATTTAAAGCAAAGATAATGAATGAGATCTTGGGTGGTGTAAGTGGCATGATGCCAAAAATGTTAGATCAAGAGTTGCCAGAAATGACAAGTCCAGCATTACCTCTACCAACAACAAAACTTCCTAAGTTTTAATGAATTGTTGGCATTGTAAGACTGAATTGATTTGGGGTGGCGATCAAGACATGGATGAAGACACGCAGTATTCTATGCTCACAAATTTATCTTGCCCTAAATGTAATTCTTATGTAGAAGTTTTACTTCCAAGAGATGCCTTCGATTGAAATACCAGAAATATATATTTCAGAAATATATATTCCAGAACCATATACACCTGATATTCCAGTAGTTACACAATACTTAGAGATAAATCCTCCGGGTTGTACTTACGGACATCGTGATATAAAAAATACAGGAAATCATAATTTATTATTAGACGACCCTAATGGTGTATATACTCTTTGTGATTTTACCTTTCCTAGTTTTATTCCTCCTGACTATAATCCCAACCAGATGACAATGATAGAAGAGCCATTACCACAAGGAGGAAGTCCAGAAATACCTAAAACTGAACAAGGAGAAATACCAAAAATTCCAGAAGATAAGCCACCGACTGTAACACCATGTCCTAGTAAAAAAAATCAAAGAGTTGGAGACTTTCGTAACGAAAAAAGATTAGAACGTGTTATCGGGCATGAAAGAGGTGAAGATGGGATAGAGTGCATCACTATCTATGAAGACGTTCCATTTAAAGATCAGTACATTCCAGAAATTTCTACTCTTATATCTACTGTTGTTATTGGCTTGGTCGCTGCCGGTAGTCCATTACTTCTTAACGCAGTCAAACCATTAGTTAAGCAAATTGTCAAAAAACTGACAAAGAAGAAAAAAGACAAGGTATAAACATAAGCAAACAATTTTACAAGCTCCTTACAGGTCAATCTGAAGGGGCTATTTTTGTGCTTTTACGTCAATTTTGTGATTATGTGGGATAACTTGGTTTGGCGGTATAGAAACTTGTATTCCTTCGCAAGTCTTGGCATATGCTCCAACAAACTGCACTCCTTTCTTAATTTGCTCTGAGCAAATGGTTAATCTGTAGAGTTCAATTTCCATTTGTAGTTTTTTAGTTAATAACTTTTGATTTTTTATATTCACTTCTGTTGCCTCCAAACAAAGACTTGGTGCTTTGCCTAATGGAATACTTATTTGTGCAGAGATACCATAGTTAAGGTTATAATTATCTTTTTCAAATCTTGGGATTTCTTGGTAATATTTTACCTCTCCTGTATCTTCGTCATAAATAGGAGTTCTAGTTACTGTTGAAATAGGTCGGTTAAAACTCCACGCATCTGTCATGTAAGGAGTAATTGTAAGAGTAGGAGATGCACAGACAATTCCTTGGCTCATCCTAAATTGTGGATGACTAGAAGGAGTTATCATTGTGGCATTATTATTAACTACTCCAGTACTTTGTGATTGCGGACTTGCTACTGTTGTATTTGCTAAAACCCTTACAGGGCAAAGGATTACAGCTATTGCCCAAATGTACTTGTAGATTCTGTGGTGGTTGAGGTAGTTATGGTTCTTGTTATATTTGTGACTGTATCGAGACCGGGAGCCATTACACTTTCGACCAGACTGAAGGAGTTCGCTGGAACTGCTACTTTCCATCTTGGGGTTGATGTTCCGTCTAAAGAAGTCCAACTAAAATTTACACCTCCAACTGTTTGTTTGTTAACACTTGTAGGTGTCGGGTTGATGTAGCCATTAATATCTGTTGATTCGATGTTATGACCCGAAACACTAAATGTATAGCCAGTTCGATACTGATAGCTAGTAATTTGCTCATTTATAATAGATTCCGAAGTACTGGAAGTAGTACTTGAGCCGGATCTGAATTGTGGCACTACTGGAGTAGCAAAAACCTTTATCGGGTATATAAATACTAGCAGTAGCCAGAGTTTAGTCAATTTCTATACTGACAGTAGCAGATCCAATACAGCTAGTACCTGATCCTCCAGCAGTGCAAGTATGGATTCCAGAGCTAAGACTTGTAAGGGCAAGGTTGCCAGCAGTACCTCCTGAGATAACAGTAGTCTGACCTCCAAGGACAGGAAGAGTTGCTATTCCAGAACTAGGAGTGATCGCAGATTGAGTGGCATCGCCAGCTTGATAACTTTCAGAAAAACTAAAAGCCGAACCTGCTGTCGTAACAGAAGTATTAGTAGCTGTAACAGCAGCTAGTCCGTTAGTAATGCTTGATAAATTAAGACCGCCAATTCCATTTGTAACTTGAGAATCTCCTGATCCTGTAGAAGTTGTGATATTGCTACCGCTTATGCTGTAGCTGTTAGGAGCAGCATTTGTAATTACATAAGGCGAGTCTATGGAAATTTGTGCAGAGGTCACATACTTCGCAGTAATGTCAGCATAAGCTGGTGCTGAGAACAAAAATAAAAATGGAAGTAGTTTTTTCATTTGTTTGGTTTAGGGTCGATTACTTCAGCACCTTCTATTTTAATAGGTGTTATTACCCTTATAGTTTGCACCATACCTTCATTTGATGCAACTTTGTCGTTATTCTTACTACCTTTTTTAGCTTGCTCAAGCCCGAAAGAACTCAAAGCCGTAGCTAGCAGAGAAGCCGGAAATGTTATATCCTGTTTTTCTCCTGTAGTAATTCCGGGGATTTTAGGTAGATAATTGCTTGTTACAAGCAATCCCGACCAAAAAACTACCAGAAGCCTGACTGCGACTGAGATGTACTCAAATTGTTCTTCTTTGTCGCTAATTTTTTT